ATTTCTTTATTGCTTTCTGATTCTAATGCAAGGACAAGAAGTTTTTCTTCTTTAACTAGAAATGGTCTATACTTAATTGTTTTTCCAGTCGATGGCAACTCAAGTTCATATGATGGAGTCGCAATTGTGGGTAAAGGCATAATGTCCTATAAGTGGTTCAGTAATGATATTTATTATGTTGCTACGGTAGGTCCAGGTGCTCCAGATGGTGGTCTTCCTAACTGATCTCTAATTCCAAATTGATCCAAAGCAGGATTTCCAAGATTTAAGAAATCATTCGGACCTCTAAATCTCTGATCTCTATTTGCAGAGAATTGAGGATCAAAGAATTCTGGACTATAATCAAAATTAAATTTATTAAACTCAACAACACCCGGTGCTTTTGGATCTTCTAATGTAGATGGTGGGATAATCTTGGTTCTTTCTCTTACATATCTAATATAAGAAAATGAAACATTATATTGCAACAACTCACTTGCTTGATAATTAACCGGAACTGATGTAACTGACGTAGGAAAGGCACCTACAAAAGTATAATTTAATGTATTACCAATATCCTTTTCATACTTTACAACATACATATCACTCTTATACTTTTCTGGATAGTTCATTCTATAATGAGTATAAGCACTCTTATATGCTTCTCTTCCAAAGGTGCTTCCAAGACCACTAATATAATCTATCCATCCATCAAAAAATTCTACAACATTATAATTTCTATCAACATAAAATGTTAAATCGATAGTGTCATCATAGATTCTACGATAAGCCATCTTCTCTGTTACACCATGATAATCAGATGTAACATCATGAGTTGCTAAACTTGTTCCAGGTAAAGTTGTTTCCGAACATAATAACTCAATGTTGGAAATATTTTCTGGTGTAACTCCTCTTCCACTTGCCGCAATGAAAGAAGACACAGCAGGAGGAACTGCAAACTTCACATGATATATTGAAGTTTGTGCTATGTTAAGTATTCTTGTTTTGAGATCACTTACAGAATAATATGTAGGGTTTCCTGGTGCTCCCATTTATAAATAATTTGACCTTATATATTATGTAGCCCAGATATGGCAGAAAGTTTAAAGTCAAAGTATAAACCTTCCAATCCTCAAAAATACAAAGGCGATTACAATAATATAATTTGTAGAAGCACTTGGGAAAGAAAATTTTGCAGGTGGTGCGATTTAAATGAAAGCATAATATCTTGGGGGTCAGAAGAATTTTTCATCCCTTACGTATCTCCTGTTGACAATAGAGTTCATAGATACTTTCCAGACTTTATAATTAAACTTAAAGAACAATCTGGCAAAGTAAAAACATATGTGATAGAAGTAAAACCAAAAAAACAAACTGTTCCTCCGGTAAAAAAGACTAGAGTAACAAAGTCTTTTATTCATGAAACCAAAACTTATGCTGTAAATCAAGCAAAGTGGAAAGCAGCAAAAGAATGGTGTGACGATAGACTTCTTGAGTTTAAAATTATTACAGAAGATGAATTATTTTAATAAAACCATTATACTAGAGAAAATTATAAAAGTAGGAAGAGAAAAAATGAAAAAGTTTTATACCTACGCATATGTTAGAAAAGATAGATCACCATATTACATTGGCAAAGGCACAGGAAGAAGAATGTATGGCAACCACAAACATATACCTGTGCCACCAAAAGATAGAATATTATTACTTAAAGAAAACTTATCTAATGAAGAGGCAATAAGGCACGAAATGTATCTTATTTCTGTTTTAGGAAGAAAAAGTGAGGGTGGAATATTAATAAACCAAACTCCTGGCGGTGAAGGTTTCTGTGCTCCACACACAGAGGAATCAAAGAAGAAAATGAGAGAGGCAAAGAGACCACCAGTTACAGAGGAAACAAAGAAGAAAATATCAGTATCACTTAAGGAGAAGTGGAAGAATAATCCGCGTCCTGTTGAATATTATGAAAAAAACTTACAAAAGATGGCAGAGAGAAATAGAACAGATAAGAAGAAACAACAGAAACATAGTGAGTTTATGAAAGACAAAAAATATGCTGCAAAACCTGTTAAATATAAAGGTATTGAATATCCTTCTATGGCGAATGCTATGGAACAAACAGGGTTATCAAGATATTTTATCTTAAAGGGGTAATTGGTCATTAAAAGGTAATCCATATCACAACTACACTTGGGAGGAATTCGCTAATAAATAATTAGAAAATGTCTAATGGCAATAATAAGGCGCTCACTATTAACTGACTCTTATACATTTGATCCAATAACAAACAATAAAAAGAACGTAAAAGTTCGCGCTAATGTTGAAGTAGATGACACAAGTCCATCGACTCCACCATCAGTTTCTGATGCGAATGGAGAAAAGTTTGCACAGTGGCTGCCACAGAATAATGCGTGGGGAGCAAACATCGAATATTCAAAAAGTAATATTCCTAATGACCCCAATGGACAACCAGTAGATTCATATCTTTTTCAAAATACTGAGAAGTTAAAATTAGCAACTAGCAATATAATAAATTCACTTTCACCTCAAACTGCAAGAGAATTTTCCAAACTATCTTATTCTCCTGGTGTTATTGCTAGTGATGCCTTTGCCACAGATCCTGCTGCCGGAGGAGGTCCTGGTGATGTTGGAAACCAATCGGAAACTTCGGACACAAATAATATTGATACCAAATCAAAATTGTCTAGTAGTCGCGGTGAAGTTCTTAGATACCCAATCAAAAATAATGATGGAGAATTTGATTTTTTAAAGATCACAGAGTTTCAATATCAACCTCCACAGTTATCGACCATTCAAAGTGGTAAATTTGGATCAGAGTCAACTGAAACAAGAATAAAAGAATATGGTGGAACAGTTTGTTTGCCAATGCATCCTGGAATATCAGATTCCAATTCTGTTGGTTGGGGAGATGATTCTTTAAATCCTATTCAAGCAGCATTTGGTCAAGTAGCTTCTAATGCAATAACAGATTTTTCAAACACTAAGAATCTTCAAGGTTTAAAAGACGCTCTTGGTGGAATAGTGGGAAATTCTTTGGATGCAATACAAAGTCTTGCTATTGATGACAATTCGAAAAAATATATAACTCAATACTTTGCTGGTCAAGCAGTTGGAGCAAACATTGTAGGAAGAACAACTGGTCTTGTTTTAAATCCAAATCTTGAATTGCTTTTCACTGGACCCAATCTAAGGACATTTAGTTATAGTTACAAACTAACTCCAAGAGATTCCAAAGAATCAGAAGAAATCAAAAAGATTATTCTGTTCTTTAAGAAAGCGATGGCAATTCAAAAAAGTAGCACCTCATTATTCTTAAAAACTCCAAGTGTATTTAAGTTAGAATACATTTATGGAAAAACTGGTGGACAACATCCATTCTTAAATAAGATAAAGACTTGCGCACTGACAAGTTTTAATGTTGATTATACTCCTGATGGAACCTATATGACATATAACGATGATGGTTCTATGACATCATATAATATCTCTATGAGTTTTAGTGAACTTGAACCAATTTATAGAAAAGATTATGACGACAATCTAGCGGACATGGGATTCTAAAATGGCAACTCCTTATTTCAGACAAGTACCAAACTTTGATTATGTAACTAGGGGAACTGATAGTAAAAGAATATCTGAATATACGCAGGTAAAAAATCTTTTTAGAAGAGGTGCATTAAGACCTGATATTGCAGACAACCTTTTATTCTTTACCAAGTATAGCATAATTGGAGATGAAAGACCTGATAATGTTGCCTTTAAATTTTATGAAGATGAAAGTTTAGATTGGGTAGTACTACTTTCTAATAACATTGTAAATGTCCAATCAGAATGGCCTCTTCCTCAAAGAATTTTTGATAAAGTGATGTTAGAAAAATATGGCACCTATGAAAATTTTTATAATGGAATTCATCACTATGAAACTAAAGAAGTTAGAAACAGTTTAGGGAAACTGATACTTAAATCTGGACTATCTATTTCCAATGTTTGGGAAACTGGAGGTGGATTTGTTAAAGACACAAGCACAACACCAACATCATACTACTATGAATATTATGATCCAGGAACTTCATCAACTGAAAGAGTATTCCAAGACAAATTATTAACTCCAATAACTTTTTATGATTATGAGAATCAACTTGAAAATGAAAAAAGAAATATCTTTGTACTTAAGCAAAGATATTTAAATGTTGTGTTTAACGATATAGAAAATATTATGACATACAAAAAAGGTTCGGAACAATTTGTGTCCCGAACCTTAAAGAGAGGCGATAATATTCGCCTTTATGAATGATCAATCATCAACAAGTTTCTGGAAATAAGAGATTGCATCGTCTTCATCTTCATCAGAACTTGAAGAAAGATTGTTGAGTTGCTTACTGAGATTTTCAGGAAGTTCACTCTCTTCACGACGCGAATTAAAGTTGGGAGTATAAGAACCACGATCGTTGTCCTCATCATCAACTTCTTCATCAAGACGTGGACGGGGAGCATTCTTCTGTCCAAGAACATACTTCAAACGCTTCTCAAGATCTTCATAAGACTTGAACTGGTCTGCTGCAGAAAGAGCATCTAGAGAATATTGCTTCTTCCAGAGGGCTTCCAGAGCATCGTCATCATCCAGGAGTGGTGCAATTCGGTCGAACTCTGACTTATCATAGTTCCAGTAACCATCCTTCTTGACGATTTTGATCTTGAAATTAGCACCTTGCCAAAAGTCGAAAGGATTGATTGGAGTTTCATCTTCAAACTCAGGTTGCATTGCTTCCATGATCTTATCAAAGATCTTCTTACCATACTTAAACAGGAAAACTTTACCTTCGTTTTGAGGATTTGCAGGATCCTTTACAACATAAATGTTAGAATAATAGGAGAGTTTACGCTTCTGCTTACGAACAGTCTCCTTATCTTTTTCATTACCACTGTTCCAGAGTTCACGGTTGTGCTCAGAAACAGGATCTTTCTGACCGATAGTGGTCAGAGAGTTCTCAATATACCAACCACCAGGACCTTGGAAGGCATGAGAATACATCTTTACCCAAGGGAGTTCTTCACCTTCTACTGCTGGAAGGAAGCGAACAATTGCAAACCCATTTCCGGTCTTATCCATCTCAGGTTTCCAGAAACGATCATCAGAACTGCTGTTGGTGTTTGATTTTTCTACTTCTTTAACCAACTTTGCAGTGAGAGAACCGAGAGAAGATTGCTTTTTAAGATTTGCGAAAGACATTAGATTACCTCTTTTTAAATTTGATTTGGCCTTTGGGACGACTTTATTTTACAGGAAGTAAAAAGGGATGTCAAGCCCGGTCTAGTTCCTTTTTCATTGACTCAACCATACGAGTCAGGTTGTCAAACACTACATTCACATTAGACTCATTTGACATACCCATCATTATAATAGAATCTTCAATTCTAGTTTTAAGTTCTTTTGCTTCTGGATCATCAGACAAACTTAACCGCACATAAAGTACCTTTTGTTTCTCTAAAAGTTCCTGAAGAACTTCAATATGTTCCATCTTTCTTTCTTTTGACATTGATGGATACTCAAAAACATTATCATAAACCCTTTGTTGCAAAGAGTTTATTTCCAACATTTCATTTCTTACGATATCTGAATCAAAAAAACTCATCGATTTACCACTAATAATTTTAACATGTCTCTAAATTTAGACACATCAATATTTAGAAATGGTGAATATTTTTTAATTCTAAAAGATGTTAATTCCCATACAGGGTCTATTAACTTACTATCAAATTTCTTCTTAAAGTTTAAAATATGATCCAGTATAATCAAAGTTTCGATTGATACTTTTCCAGAAAGAAATAACTTTAAAATTTTTGGATGCTTGCTTCCCTTGACAGAAAACATTTCATCAAAATTCTCATCCAAAAAAGAATTCTCAATCTCCGTCTTAAAAAAATAAGAAAGAGATTGCATTCTCTTGTTCCAATCAACATATCTTTCATTGCCAGATTTAATTATTTCTCCAATCCACAGTCTTTGCGGATCATCAGATAATGCAAAGTTGGCAACAAAGAAGTTTACAATCTCATCATCTTTCTTTTGCCTGGAAACTTTTTCAAACCAAAATCTATCTTTTCTTTTATAAAAAGTTTGAAGAGATGATTTTGTTTTGCCACGATACTTATAAAAGTCGTAGTTGTCTCTTGTAAAATGATTCTTAATTCCAAGATAAGAGTTATAAACTTCAAATGCTGTCATAGTATAAAAATAAAATCAAACAGGCAGTTTAGCTTTGGATGTTTTTTTGAGAAAATTAAGTTCCATTGCATTCCAACGGATCTTTTCTTTGAGTGGTTTTGAAATCAATTTAGGTACTGATTCCAATTCAATGTTATTCTTTTCACAATAGAAAACTATTGCTCCAATATAATCAAGGTCATTATCATTTTTGACGATCTCTTCAACGTCTCTTGCAAATTTTTCAGCACACATAAATTTTTTAGTAAACTCTTCTTCTAACTGGTTTTTAGGTGACATAGTTGTCCATCTTGTCTTTTACAAATTTTTTTATGTATTGGGTTAAGAGACGGATATACTTTTCTTTATCTCGTTCCTCATAGACAACAACTTCACCATTAGTGCAAGTCATAATGATGACAAATTTCTTTACAGAGATTCCAGTAATCTCATGTAGCATACACGCATAAGCACAACACTGTACAAAATAGTGTTCGATCCAATCTCTTGGCTTTGGTTTTTTTGAAGTCTTAAAGTCGATGATCGCAAGTTCATTATCAAACTCTGCAATACAATCTACTGTTCCCGCAACACCCAAGAACTTACTATAAAGAGAACCTTCTAGGGCGTAAATATTATTTATGCGGTTAAGTTCAGGCTTAGCAATTTTAAACAAATATTCCGAGATTGGTTGAACTGGAGGAAGTTCTCTATTATAAAGATAGTTCTCAATTAAAGTATGGGCATCAGTTCCCCTACTTGTTGCTTGCTTGGTAACTTTATTTGCTTCTTCTTCTCCAACTTTCTTCCTCCACCTCTCAAAGATTTCTTTGTTATAGTGACTAATGACCGAAGTAATTGAGACTGCTTTAAATGGATCTTCGATATCTTCAATTTTATAATATCTCACACCATCAATGACCTCCCTTTTTAGACTAGGGAGGTCTACGTCTACATGATTAAAGATCATTAAATTACATTCCCAATTGATGTTTTGCAGTTAGATACTCTTTAACAAGTCCGCTTCGGCAGACATCTTCGATACCAAATTCAATAATATCAAAAGATGGCATAATACGCAAGACTTACATAAAGTCAATAATGCCATTCTTTTCATTTGTCTTAATCAAATCAGTCTGAGTTGCATCTCCACAGAACATAATCTTTGAATTTTCACCAACACGGGTGATGATAGAATCCAACTCATGACCATTTAGATTTTGGAATTCATCTACAATAATGATTGCATTATCCAGAGTTGTTCCACGAATAAAGGAAGTGCTCCAGAAACTAATGGTTCCCTGAGTTTTGAGATTGCCATAAAGCATTTCAAAAGAAGCATCATCTGGCATCTCAAACATATACTTTACCATGTTCTTATATGGAATCTGGTAAAGAGAAGACTTATCTTCATGGTCTCCGGGAAGAAATCCAATTTCCCTAGTTGCTACAAGAGACCTTACGATATAAATCTTTTCATATGGCGACTTTTCATTTAATACATCCCTTAGAGCATTGTAGAGAGTAATAAAAGTTTTACCTGTTCCAGCACAACCATAAGCAACAAGATTTTGATCTAAACCATATCTAGAAAATAAAGTCTCTTGATTCTCAGTCAAAGGTTCAATCTTTTTCATGTAGTCAAGATTGATTGGTTTCTTTCTTTTCATTGCCCTATTGCTTGTTCCAAATGGTACTGGATTAGCAGCTCTCTTTTTTGTCATAGAAATCAAATCTTTTTTACTCTGGATTTTGGTGCCTTTGATACTTTGTCTAGAACGTCATTCCATCCTGGATGTTTCTTGATTAGTTTATCTTTCCATTCACCAACCTCTCCTGGTTGGGGACAAGTAGATGGATCAGACCAATCCCGAATCCAATCGGGATTGTCTTCTTTCCATTGATCCCAATCATTAACACTCATCGTAACTTCTTTCTGTTCACCAGTTTCTTTGTGAACTATTGGATATGTTGCCAAAATTTTCACCTCCTAAATTGTGTGAACTTATTTATTGTTTAAATGAGAAGATATTTCCAAATATATCCCTTATGTGTTTTTCTCTTATTCTGACAGACAAGAGTTATTTTGGAAGTAGAAGCATCATTTTCTTTTGCAGCAACAGTCATACTATCATACATTTTAATTAATTTTCCATCAATAGAATACTTAGCTATTTTTTTGATTTTGTGTGATGTTCTTTTATATGGTGCAATATTTGGTTTTGGCGCATCTTTAAAGGTTTTCCACTGATATCCACCATAGGTTTGATATTCTCCTCTGGTTACAGCATCTATCCCTCTACATTCTTTACCAAAAAGATCATAAGAGGCATCTCTGCAACTATCATATGTTTGTATTAGATTTCCATTTAAATCATAACAAGCAACTTTTTTAGAATTACTTTGTTTAATTGCAGATTTCCAATTATTTCCATGCTTTTTGTTCAGAAATCCTCCCCCATCTCCACCATTAGTCATATTATAATATGGATTTAAAGAAGAAACATAGTATACTTCTCTTTCATTTACATTTTTTTCATTACACTCCTCCAAAATATCAAATAAAAAATTACTTACACCATATTTTCTCATTGCATAATACAATTTTGTATTTCTTTTTTTAGAATGAGATTTATGTTGTCTCCATCTTGCCTTTGGGTTTTTAGATTTTCCAACATAAATCTCTTCATTAATGCAATTTGTTATTTTATAAATGTAATGTGAAACCATAATATGATAGTTTTACTCTACCATTATTTATATTTACATCACATTACAAAATCCAATCATTTTCTACTCCCCCAAGTGCTTCGGCACAAACAGGAAATTGCTCGGCAAAGATTTTTTTACATTCTTTGGCAATATCCATATGTTCTTTTTGAGTTCCTGATTTTTCCCGAAGTGCAATATATGTGATCCATGATCTACAACTACCTGCCATATAAAGACGGGTAGGAGTTGCCAGTGGAAGAACGAATCTACAGCACTCCTTTGCGATTCCCATATCAAGCATAGACTGATAGAGAACCATAGAGTCATCAAAGTGCTTGCGAATCTTATTCTCAAACTCTTTCTTTACTGAATCATCAATATCATCAATAGAGTTCTGACGGTTCTTAGTATCCTGACGACGCAAGTCAAAGAGAGGAATACTATCTCCCAGAAGAGAACTATCAGCATAGCGTTGAGAGAACTCCTGATAGGTGAAACTACGGTGCCTCAGGATCTGTGCTGCGATGCCCCTAGTGGTCTCGATCTCAAGCGTCATGAATGCCTGCTCAAAGACGCTCCAGTGCTGGTGTTTCACGCAGTACTTAAGAAGACCCGCAACGTTCGGATTCTCCTGGTTAGCGGGGTTGCTGACCCTCGCTACGTAACCCATGGTCTTCTCGGCGTCAGGGGTCACAGAAATCAGTTTTACTTGCTCACTCATTTTCTTTCTTATAAGTTTTACGTTTCTTTTTGAGTTCTTTCAACTCTGCTTTGATAAGTTGATAGGCAGTCTCTCCATCAATCTTATCTCCCATTTCCATTGCAATAATAACATCGGTGCGAGTGCCGAAGTGTTGCAAAGCCCTTTCGAAGGAATCTAAATCTTCATACATCAGTCATAACATCCTCAATAATTGATAATTCTTGTGGTGACTTCTATCACCTTTGTATGTCTTGTGCAAATTTTGTTTTGATAAATTGTGGTCCAAACAAAATTTAGAAAGATTACTCACTTCTATTATATCACCACCAGGAGATTTGACCAACCATTTTCTAGAGTTGTCTGGCATTTTAAAGATATTATTCCTAATAGCATCTTCAATATTTTCTTTTATTGTTCCCCATTTTAGATTGGATAAAGAATTATTATCTTTATCGTCATCAAGATGTCTGACTATTTCATATCCCTTTGGATTTGGAATAAATGCCATAGCAAGAAGTTGATGCAATCCTTTATGCTTCCTTTTTCCCTCTAAGTTGTACAAAGTAAAAGCATAATATCCTCTCTTGTTTTTATGTCCACTGAT